CTGGAATCCCTCGCAAGGCTACCCAATACAGGGTAGCCTCCATCCCGTAGCTAAGCTACGGGGACCCAGCGGAGTTTGATGTCGACGACTCGCGCGCGTCCCTGACGTGTAAGATGATCTCTGTCGAAGATTGGCTGATCTCCGCGTTTAAGAAACCACTTGAGAAGAGCGCCCTCACCGGAGACTTTAGACTCTGGTGATTTGGACTTCACCACCCAGGCCCTAACCATGGGCCTGTGTAGTGTTTTGCTCTCCTTCTCAGGTATGACACCCAGAAAGGAGAACCTGCTCAACCCAGGAGACGTGTCCGCAGCTACAGGGAAATGCCCCTTTAACAGGGGTAGTAGCTTTGCGTCCAGCCAGTAGGCAGTCTTCCACATACCTCGCTTGTACATGAGGTTACGGAATTCCACCATACTGACAATCTCCTGCACATCAGAGTGTGACGACGGTAATACTCTACGGCAGCGTACGACACTTACGTCTTCGCCATCGTAGAAATCACCACCACAAGACTCTCGGAATTTCCCATTCCAGAAGCTCTTGTTGGAGTTGACTCGAAACCCAAAAGCTTCGAGCTTACCAATCACACTGTTCACCATGTCCGTGGGAACGATCAAATCGTCCCCGTAGACTCGTACAGACCGACGGTACTTAGAAACAAGCCGTCTGGTCACTGGTTCACCTAGCTCCTCGCCAATGGCAATGAAGATGATGGCAAGAAAAGCCATCGCTTCTACCGGAAAGCAAAGAGCTGAACCCATCGACGCGAATTTGGCCAAACGGATCACTCCGTGGCCATCCACATCAGCTTTGCGCGATCTAGTTGCATCCACGGCTCCCGCAAGGGAAGGCCACGGACTAAACATAGACCGCACGAGCTGATTCGAGACTCGATCGGATGCTTCACTCAAATCGAGTGTAGCCAGACCTCCAGTGATGGAGCCCTCCTGGGCAAGTTGCTGGTTAGGCAAACTATGCACAAATCCGATCATCCCTGCAACTGGAGATATCTTCAGAGAAGACATCTCCAAGAGACCACAAAGTCGTCGTGAAATAGCCTGCTGTCCGTATTGCATGACAGTAGGTTCCACAGCGATGATTCGTGGAGTCTTGAGCGTTTTAGGAACTGTGATGACCCTAACAGGTCTCTCAGCTCCGGGTTCAAGGAACACAGCATCTACATGGCGTTGCTCGAATCTCCAATTTGGAAGATTAAACTCTCCAAATGGGAAATAGGGCTGCATGCGGATGGGCCACTCTCGCTGATCCCACTTTCTGTTTCCAGATAAGCGGTCAGCAGTTGCACCGGGACCATGTCCCGGCAAGAGTGCATACGTTTCGATATCCCTATTAAGGATATCAAAGACGTCGCCAAAGAGAACAGCACATGCGGTTTTGAAGCGCATGTGCATTTCGTCTGTGATACGACGATCACTCTCTCTGAGTTCCTGTTCACACCTGATGTATCCATCGATCGCGCCTTTCTCTCGTGCAGGAGTGCACGGGATGAGGATCTTGCCGAATATCAGCGTAAGCTGACGTACAGCGAAGATGGAATCGATCTCAGGACTATCAAGAAGCGAACCAGTTTCGCGGTCGAACACGCGCTCAAGGAAACCTCCTAGGAATAGGGGGAGCCCGCCCTTTCTCTTAAAACCAGAGAAAGAGTCGTGAGCGACCTGCTTTTGCTCGAGACTTTTTTCGAAGTCTTTCGCAAACGCAGGAAGGGTTATCGTTAAAAACGATGTGCCTTCTTTGTTCGATCGACGCACGACGGTATTAATGTCGTGCGCTACGCTGGTGTGACACCAGGCTGCAAGTTCTTCTGCAGCCTCCTGCCAAAGCAACAATAGGCTTTTCATCCGTGCTCCAATCCAGGAGTCGCGGAGTCCCACCCATGGCGTTGCCTAGCCGTTCATGCCTCAGCCTGTCAGCTCTCGCCACCCAGAAGCTGGGTAGTACGAGCGCCAGAAGAGGCCGTCAAGTACGCCGTAAGGGCGTCGACGATCTGCTTCTGCTCTGCGATGGTGTACCCATAAGCGGGTGCATCCACCACGATGTACGTCGAAAGACTGTACATCTGCGATACCCCGGTTGTAAAGGGGTCAGCGGCCACCTTCGTGTGCTGCAGTCGGATGGTGCGACGGTTTCGCTTTCCTTCGTTGTGACTGATGGAAAGCTTGACCAGACCGTCATCCTTCTGGTACACACTCGCGTGGTTCTCTGAGCTCACTCTCGGAAGAGACTGAGCGACCGCATTGATCGTAACGGACTGAGGATCGGCAAATGCCATGAGATTGCTCCTGATGCAGGACCACCTTTGTAAGGTGGTTGGTTGGTTCTCTGACTCTTGTAAGAGTCTGAGAGTGAGGCGGGATGCCTCG